CTGTCCACAGAAATCATCAAGGCCGATGACGTAGTGGTGATCATGCAGGCCCGGATCTATAAAGAAGATGGCAAATGTATCTCTACCGGCCACGCCGAAGAGTTCCGCGCCAACGGCCAAATTAACTCCACCTCTGCTTTAGAGAACGCTGAGACCTCTGCTATTGGTCGTGCGTTAGCTGCGGCAGGCTGGGGCGGTACTGAGTTTGCCTCGGCCAACGAAGTCCAAAACGCCATCCATCAGCAGGCCAAACCAAAAGCTAAAGCTGAAGAACGAAAAAGCCGGTCAAAAGAAGAGCTGCTCAAAGCTATGAACGATGCGTCAACCCCGCAGATGCTGGCTATCTTCTGGGGCGCACTAAAAGAAGATGAACGCGAACTTATGCGTGACGAAGTAGCGACCTACGGCAAAAAGCTAAAGGAGACCCAAAATGCGTGAACCCAATCCCTTCCAGCAAGACGGTAACTGGTGGAACGACAGACTTGGTAAGCTCACCGGTTCGCGTATGAGCGCGGCCATGAACTTCTTAAAGTCTGGCAAGGAATCCACCGAGCGCAAAAATCTGCGCTATGAGATTGTGGCCGAACGGATCAACCAGACCTTTGCCGATAAATACGTCACCACAGAAATGGCGTGGGGTGTTGAGCAAGAGGCATCGGCTAAAGAGGCTTTTGAGGCTATGACCGGCATTAAGGTCGAGGACGTAGGTTTTATTGATCACCCGACCATAGGTTTTCTAGGTTGCTCACCGGACGGGTTTACGTCTGACGGATGCCTGATCGAAATTAAATGCCCAAAGACCCGGACACACATGGAATACATACGGAATCAGGTCGTTCCTGATGACTACAAACCACAGATGATTTTGCAGGCAGCTTGCACCGGCAGGGACGTATGGTTTGTATCTTATGACCCGCGCATGGAAGAGGGTAAGCGCCTATTTATCCGGAAGTTCAAACCCACGCCGGAAGAAATCAAAGCTATTGAGAGCGCTGCGGAAACATTCTTAGAGGAATGCGACCAGCTCTTTGATTTCTACAACACCAAAGCAGTCTATTTCGATAAAGGAGAGTAACGATGTTATTAGTAGGTTTAGCTCGTCTGGGTAACGACCCAGTAGTCCGATACACCCCGGACAACAAACCCGTCATGGATCTATCCCTAGCCTTCTCTTACGGGAAGAAAGGCCCGGACGGTAAGAGACCGACACAATGGGTCTCCGCGACCATGTGGGGGGATCGGGTAGAGAAGTTAAGTCAGCACCTGATCAAGGGCCAGCAGCTCTTTGTAACCCTTGGGGAGCCTCATATTGAGGAATACAAACGCAAAGACGGAACCGAGGGTATGTCTTTAAGAGCCCGTCTTAATGAGCTGGAATTTGCCGGAGAATCCAAGACCAAGACAGAGGCAGTAGAAAACTACGATTCCACGGGCTTGATTAGCGACATACCTTTTTAGGGGGGTGACATGGAAAAAGACGATATTTCTACCATCATCGTTAAGGTCGATAGCCTGATGCTAGAACTTAAACGTGCGACCCGATCCATGATGGATGCGGACAAGGATCGGATCACAAACATCATCCTAGATATGCGTTGGCAGTTAGCTCGCGCCCTGACTGCGATTGGCAAAGATGTCAAAGACTAGAGCTTGGGCGCTACGGGACAAATACGGGCGATTCGTGCAGACCCACGATGACCCCCGACACCCGTTTAGGACTTACGTCTTTAGAACCCGTAGGGAAGCTACCGAGTGGGTCATGGCGAGCCAATACTGGCGTCAGAAAGCTACTCCCATCGCGGTGACTATCACGGTGAAAGAAGTCCTATGAACTACGTCCCCCACCTAGCCGCCGGTGACGTCTGGGCGTTCCTCTTGGCCATGATTGTTTTAATCGCAGTAACTTGTCTGTATCAAATTAAATCGGAGAGAAAAAATGAGACTACTCGTACTAAGCACCGCCCTATTAGCAGGGTGCGCCACAACGATACCCACGACCTATAACCCGCCAGCGCAGTCCTTGATCGTAGATAAGGAGGTTGTAGCCCTAAGTCGTTTGGAGACCGCCAACGCCATCCAAGACTGTCAGGCAGCTAAGACTAGGGCCATCGTGGTCTACGGCAGACGGATCGTAGGGGGCGTCAGTAGGGACGTTGTAATCGATGTCACTTGCGCCCCGCTTTATTAGAAAAAGACCCCCGGTTTTTAGGCCGGGGGGTGTTCAAGCCTGCCGAAGCAGGAGAGGAGACTACGCGAAAGCTCGGGTTCCCTGTCGGTCAATGATCAATTTTGACCCTCGGGGAGCTAATTCTGGGGTGTTAGGGACGCTGATGTGCGTCCAGCTATCGAACTCTAGGATGATCTGATCAAACGGCACAGAGGCCGCAATACACGCCTCTACGACTTGCCGGGGGGTCATGCCCGGGACTCGAATGTCAGCCGCGCACCCGATCCGGTGCTGGGAGCTGTCCTTAGACCCCACCGAGTCGTTTACTTGCTTAGACCGAAACCCAGAGTTAATCATCACCGGCTTACCACCCAAGGCAGTTTTAACCGCCTGAAGTAGCTCCGCAAGGCGTTTTAGGTTCTCTATCTCAGCCTCGTTGGGGGTGTTGTCCCAGCCGTTACGCGAGGCGGCATCCGAGCGGGTCAGCTCTTCAAGGGTGAAATTAGGACTTAATTGCACTTTTTGCTTTCATATCCATAATCTTTTCCAACGTCCGACCACCAAAATAAAACGACATCACCAGCATGCCCCACTGGGCCAGCAGTTCTACATACTTCTCATTTGCGTTTGATCCAAATGCGCTCATCATTGCAAAGGTGAAATAAGCGCCTAATATGAAGATGAGGGTCATGGGCCGGATATTCTTGGATAACCAAGAGTCCGACTTCATATCGGCTTCCTGCCGTTTGGTCAGTTCTTGGGCCTCGATGTTGTCTGCATTCAGTTCTGCGAGACGACCCTCAGACTTAATCTTTTCCAGCTCAGCAAGTGCTGCGGCCTTGGCGGCTGGGTCTGGGAGAACCTTATCAAGCACCTTCTCCCCAATCGACATAATCGCTGCTAAAGGGATCATTTTCTCTCCTTTGCTAACATAGTTGAGGCAATCATAAGCATCGCCCTTGTATGCTCTAAATTAGCCGGGGGTGTAGCCCAACCGACTGTAAGTTGCCCAATAAACCGATCCTGTTCTGGCGGCACACTAATTCGACAGCCGTAAGTCATACCTTTTTCTATGTACCAAAGCCCCACCTCAGACTGAGCGGTCTTGTATTCTCCGCAGGGTATCTCGTTAGCCATCAGCGCCACAACATCCCGGTTGTTGTTTGGGTTGTTTGTAAAAAGGCCAACATCTAACCCTTCCATTGTCTTGTCCCGACCTTCTTTGGTGTAGGCCCGATACAGCACCCGATTCCCAAGGATGGGGTTAACCTTAAATATCGCTACGACCTGAGCGCCGGTGTGCTTAAACAGGTGACTAGCAGCATCATCAACACGACCCTCTGCAATCTGCGGTAACTTTTGTTGTTCCTTATAAGCACCCACCAATAACTCTTTATTGTCGTAAAACATCCAACCAGAAAAGGCTAAGACCGCCATCAGGATTAGGGCAAAGAGCTTAAACGGCGAGTCAACATACGCCAACACCTTAGAGAGCGTGTCATTAGCGTTAAGTTTTTCTTCGGCCATTACCAGACTTTCGCAAATTTAAGGATTCCGTAGATCAGTAGACCTAATAATCCGATGATCAGCCATTCGTTTCTAGTCTGTTTGCGGTCTGAGTCATATTCTTTTTGAAGCTCCCTGCGTTCCCGCCGTAGCCTATCTTCTAGGCTCTGCACCTCACCGACTGCTTTTTTACCGAATTCTTTTTCTATTTGTTTGAATGCTTCATCTTTAGCTCGTTTGATGTCATACAGGATTCTATATTCGTGTATGGCATCGATATACATCATGTCCCCGCGCCTCTGGACTTCTTGTTGTTTTTTTCTCCAGCTTACGCGAGCCTTCGCCTCTTCATCTAAAAATGCGTTGACTTCCTTGGCCGTGTCTTTGATTTCACGGCCTACCTTAATTGCTTCCTTAATTCCCCCTAGTGCGGCCCTCGCCGTTGCTGCTGGGTCTAGTTCTGCCATGATTCATTTGTCTGCCTTATCGTTTAATCTGTCGTACAGTAAACTTATTAGGCTTTCCAGTTTGTCAAAACGGCCATTCATTTCTGTTCGCACTTCCTTGATGGCGTCCCTAAATTCGTCCCGGCGAGCATAATCCTCGGGCAACGCTTTTTCAATACTGCGGATGTCCCTACGCAGTTCCTTTATGGCGTCCCACAGCTCGCGGGCAAACCAGCCAAGGCCGGTCAGTATTGCGCCAAGGCCGATATTGATAACAGTTTGCCAATCCATCTTACGCTTTCATTATGTAGCACAGCGCGTAATACGGGGGCAGATTAGCGTTAGTTCCTGATGATCCAGACGATGCTGTTGTGCCGCTATAAGTGTGGTTGTGATCACCGGCATTACTTGATAAACCCATATTTGCTTTAGGCTGGCTAGTTGTTGTGTTTGGCCCGCTCATTAAATATGACGATGCGCCACCATCATTCAGACCGTTGCTTATCGACTGATTAGGTA